CTGATCGCCCCTCTCGATTCCGGTGGCTCGGGCCCTGGCTGCTCTTCACCGCGCTGCTCAATGCGGCGCAGGCGGCACCCATGGTTGCCGCCGAGTATTTTGTCGGCAGCGACCCCGGCGTCGGCAATGGCACGGCACTGAGCTTGGAAGACACTTCCTCGCTCGCGACGGGATTCTCGCAGGTCGCGCTCGGGCTTTCCGCCAAAGAGCCCGGCACCTACACCGTGGGCATCCGGGTCAGGGACGATCAAGGCCGCTGGAGCAATCCGGCAATCCGGCGCTTCACGCTGTCACCGGGCGGCTACCAGCTCGCCGGTGGCTTGGACCCGAACGGCAGCGCGTCCCAAGGCATGGATGATTCCAGCTTGTCGGACATCGGCGGATTCGCCGGAGAAGCGAATGCCGAATACTTCGTCGGCATTGACCCCGGCGCGGGCAATGGCACGGCACTGAGTTTGGAAGACACTTCGTCACTCGCCACGGGATTTTCGCAAGTCGCGCTCGGCCTATCTGGCAAAGAGCCCGGCACCTACAGCATCGGCATCCGCGTAAGGGACGATCAAGGCCGCTGGAGCAATCCGGCAATCCGGCGCTTCACACTGTCACCGGGCGGCTACCAGCTCGCCGGTGGCTTGGACCCGAACGGCAGCGCGTCCCAAGGTATGGACGATTCCAGCCTGTCGGGCATCGGCGGATTCGCCGGAGAAGCAAATGCCGAGTATTTCGTCGGCACTGACCCCGGCACTGACCCCGGCGCGGGCAATGGCACGGCACTGAGCTTGGACGACACTTCGTCGCTCGCCACGGGATTCTCGCAGGTGGCGCTCGGCCTGTCGGGCAAAGAGCCCGGCACCTACACCGTTGGCATCCGGGTCAGGGACGATCAAGGCCGCTGGAGCAATCCGGCGATCCGGCGCTTCACACTCTCACCCGGCGGCTACCAGCTCGCTGGCGGACTCGACCCGAACGGCAGCGCTTCTCAGGGCATGGACGATTCCAGTTTGTCGGGCATCGGCGGATTCGCGGGAGAGGCGAATGCCGAATACTTCATCGGCACTGACCCCGGCGCGGGGAACGGCACGACGCTGAGCCTGGAAGACACCTCCTCACTCGCCACTGGATTCTCGCAGGTGGCGCTTGAGCTTTCCGACCCCGTGCCGGGGACCTACAGCATCGGAATCCGGGTGAGAGACGACCAGGGCCGCTGGAGCAATCCGGCGATTCGGCGCATCACCCTCATGGACTCGCTACTCCTGGCGCAAACGGAGGCCGGGGTCTCGGAATTGGAGGCTGAAACAGGAGATCCGCCACGCCCTCAAGTATGGACCATTTCGCCCCGCAAGTATGTTTCCGAAGCGCTCTATCAGGTGATCATCGGAGCTCACTCGATTGAGATCCAACGCAGGACCGAGGAGACCCTGCGCTCATTCATGCAGCGCCTGCAGCAGGCGATTTCAGGCAACCCTTCTCTTGCAGGACTCGTGGTGGCGGAGATGGCAGGGACCACCACCCTGCGCATCACCCGCAAAGCCGATGGTGCCGTGGCAGACGAGTGGGTCGCCGCTTCCCAGGGCCTGACGACCCGGATGGAACAAAAGGGCGACCTTGGCAGTGCGGGTCGGAAAATCGTGGCAGCCGAGTATTTCACCGACATTGATCCGGGTGAAGGAGCTGGACTTCCGATCGATTTGGCAGGGACGGCAAGCAGCCACCAGCGAGACTTCGCTCAGGCCGGCGTGGACATCACGGCGCGCAATGCCGGCAGTCACCGGATCGGAGTTCGCTTCAAAAACGCGGCAGGACGCTGGGGCGCCCCGGTGTTCCGCGGCTACCAGTCGTTCTTGCTTTTCGGAATACCGGACACCACCGCGCCGGTGGTGACTCTGACCGGATCGGCGAATCCGAATCTGCCATTCGGACAACCCTACGTGGAACCCGGATTCACGGCGCACGATGGGATCGATGGTGATTTGTCCGCGGATATCGTGGTCACTGGCAGAATCAACCCCTTCGTTCCAGGAATTCAGACGATCACTTACACCGTCGTCGATCGTTCCGGCAATCGAGCGAGCGTCGCGCGGAATGTGCGGGTCGTGGACGCCACGGACCCGGTTTTCACCGGGTCGAATGAACTCGCGTTCACCTCGCCTCCGGCCACCACGGACATTTACAGGGGCTTGCTGGCGGAAGACCCGGAGCAAGGGTCGCTCTCGCATCGTATCAAGCTGATCTCCGGCAGCGTGAATTGGGGGCAAGCGGGTAGCTATCCGCTGGAATTCCAGGTTTCCGACGCTGCGGGGAATACCAGCCGCTTCACGCGAACCGTCACGTTGAGCGGGGATGCCACGAAGTATCCGAGTTTTTCCGCATGGATCGCCGGCAGGGCCCAAGGCCTGGCCTTCACGCCGACCGATCTGGTTGCCGGTGCCGATCCCGACTCCGACGGCTTCAGCAACGAGATGGAATGGACGTCCGATACGGATCCGTTTGACGCGTTCTCAAGGCTCGAGATGGATTTCTCCGGGGGGCCGGCGAGCCTTGCTTTCCAATGGTCGTGCAACCAGCGGATTAACTACTGGATTGAGGCCAGCCAGGATCTTCAGGGCTGGGTTCCCTACTCGGATCGAGTCAACACCGACCAGGGTGACTATTTCACCCTCGATGTTCCGATTTCTTCGGCCACCCCCAAGGCGTTCTTCAGGCTCTCATGCGAACCGCGACAAGCGATCATGACCGAGACTCCGTAGGCAGATTTCACCCATTCAACTTTTCACCCCCGGAATCCACCGCCCTCTCTCGGTAAGCCGGGAGGGGGTGCTTTTGTTTCGACCGTCAACATCGCTTCAAGAAGCGCCAAACAGGGGTCCGCGCGAGACGCTGTCCAATGCTGAACCGCCTCTGGACAGCACGAGTGCGCGGCTGATCCCCTGCCCTGTCGCCCGGTTGACACGCCGCACGCGGTCAAATGGCCGCGACTTTCCTTGGCACCACCGGCAACTGGGGCATCCCGAACGATCAGCCGGGAATCCTCATCACCGACCTGTCCTTCGACTTCTCCAACCAGGAGAAGACCGTCCTCGACAAGGCCGGCGAGATCATCGGCCTGTCGCTCTACCAGGAGAAGGTCGAGATCAAGCTCTCGGGCCTCGTGGCCAAGACCTCGTCGTTCAGCGGCAAGATCGGCGCGGCGATCGCACTCGCCAACGCGATTCCCGCCCATCTTCAGCAGGCCAGCGGCGGCACCACCATACTCATGCAGGTCAGCCGCAGCCTCAACAACGAGGACTTCGAGAAGATCGACTTGACCGCCACCCACTACCCGTTCGTCGCCAGCGGCGGCGGGGCCTGAACATCCTTCTAACATTCCGATCCCGAGATGAACGCCGTATCCCACCTGTCCTCAACCGCCACCAGCAACACCTGCCTCGCCGCCGCGTTGACGGCCGTAGGCATCGCGCTGGGAGAGAAGCCGTTCGTCCGCATCGTCGGCGACGGCATCCGCGGCGAGCGCACCGTCTGGTTCTTCGATCCGCAGAGCCCGTGCGGCAAGTTCCAGACCAGGGAACTCATCGCCGCCTGGCACGACGACGCCTGGCACCTCGCCCACCCCGAACACCCATTCGCTTACATCAAGTGCGCTCTGCTCAACCGCGAGCGGCTGGTCGACAAGGTGAAGCGGGACGTGCCGCTCGCCTGCGTGAAGCGCCGGGGCAAGATCGCCTTCATCCCGCTGGATGCGTCACCCGCCACCGAAGACCTGTTCCTCCGCCACCTCTGATCCCATGGACGACACCGACCGCCAGAAGCTGCTTTCCTCCGCCTTCCACGACGTGGAAACCATCGTCGCCGGCCACGCGATGCGCCCGCTTTCGCTGGCCAGCTACGACGTGCTGCTCCGCACCGGAAACCCGCTGGTGAAGGGGGAGATGCCCAAGGACGGCACGCCGGAGTTCACGTCCTCGATCATGGGCTTTGTCTATGCCCACTGCGCCCCCTGGCCCGAGGTCGTCCGGGCGTCGTTCAACGACCAGGGATTCCGGGAAGCCGCCCTGATCTTCTGCGGCGGGCTGACCCCGGAGGACTTCCAGACCGCCTTCCAGCGCCTGGAGGCACAGAGCCGCGAGCTGGAGGCGGCACAGGTCGATCCCGTGTCGGGACTGGCCGGAAAAAAGCCCCTGCCTGCGACGAACCCGGGTTCGTAGCCGCCCAGGTCTTCGCCGTCGCCGCCGCGAAACCGGCTGGCCTGAGGAGCGGATCCTGTTCATGCCGCTGGCGCGTCTGGCGCAGTATCAGCACTGTCTGTTGCGGCGGAACGCGGTGCGAACGACGTGGAGCCGGTCGGGCGCGTGTGAATCGTCGCTCGCAGACCAACTCTCTCTGCTCCGTCTCCAGTGGCGAGAGTCGGTTGACTCCGAAGCCGGGGCATGAGCGCCCTGACCGTCACCCTTGGAGCCGACATCACCGCACTCAAGCGGGCCATGGCCGGTGCCACCGAACTGGTCGGCGCGTCCGCCCGGCGGATGGGGAGACTCACGGGCGCGGGACTGTCCGGCCTTGGCAGAGGCGGTGCCGCCGCGTTGCAGAAAGGCTTCAGTGTCGCGGGGACCGCGTTCAAAGCGTCCATCGGCGCGGCGATGGCCGGCGGAGCCGCTGCGGTGGGTGTCGGCATGAAGGCGGTGACGGCCGCCGCCGACTTCGAGCAAACCAAGGTCGCCTTCACGACGCTGATTGGCGACGCGGCCAAGGCGGAGCAAACCCTCGGTAAGCTCCGCGAACTCGGCGTCAAGACGCCCTTCGAGTTCCCCGAACTGGCGGATGCCGGCCGCAAGCTCATCGCCTTCGGTGAATCCGCCGACTCGGTGCCCGAAACCCTCCGCAGGATCGGCGACGTGTCGGCGGGCGTTCAGGCGCCGGTTAATGAGATCGCGGAACTCTACGGCAAGGCGCGGGTCCAGGGGCGGCTCTTCGCCGAGGACATCAACCA